ATTTTTTTTTTTTTTTTTTTTTTTTTTTTTTTTGCTGAAGAAAATTCCAGATCCATAGGTTGTCAAGCCACAGGAGCCGGGCAAAGTTCGATTTTCAACGAACCGAAACTAAGCTACACTAAGTCCAATATAATCCCACCTAAGCGTGGAATCGTTACGCAACAAATTGCGACAGGATTATATGCACATGTAACTATCATAGTTTCACGCATAGGTGGGCCCCAGCAAGCGGTGATAAAGCTTGCTAAGTCTCTGCTTCCCATATTTCAACGGAGGAAACACAGAGTCAAGCTAACGAAAACCGTAAATCGTTAACTCTAAAAGGTCAATTAATATATAGACACCCATATATCAGGGGTGTGTTTTAACGAACATCTAAACGTCATGTATTTCAAAATAGAGAACATGAAAAACTCTATGTTTAGTTTTAAACTGCATAAGCAAACATTGGAGGTACCGAAAGGAAACCTCCAAAGTTCAAATCATCAGATCCACTACGTAATATACCAGCGTCAGAAGCTGCATTAGGCAAAAATTGCCTAGTAACAGTTAAATCCCCAGTAATAGCACGAACATTATTATTATAGAGATTGATAGCGTTGGCTACACAATCAGAATTAAGTCTGCTGTGAAATCTAAGATATTGAGGAATCTGAACTTCTCCAGAATAACCAGCTTTATAATAAACGACAGGAACTCCCAACCTACTAGCTGAAAATGTAGTACCTACTGCATCAGTAGCAGAATATGTAACTACACTAGCTTTAATAGTATTAGTAGCTGGTCGAGTATCAAGATAGATGGCTATAGGATTTGGAGAAGTAACAGCCGTATTATCCAAATACTTCAATCTAACACCGCCTCTAGAATACACATAACAACTAGCAAAACGACTATAAAAATCATTGAGAACTGAAGGAGAAGTATTAACCGCTCCAGCAACAGTTCCACTAGAAATAGCAAAAGGTTGAGTGTGTATATATAAATTAGCAGTAGGTACTACATTATTTATAAGTTGACAAGGCAATTTGAGAAGAGTCCTCAAAGATGAAATACGCTCACCAATACAATGCAAAGAATTGAGGTAATTATCACTCTTAAAAGCGGAACTACCAATGGTGGAATCAAAATGAGAACACTCATTAGACCCAACATCAACTGAGGTATTTCCACCAGATTGTGGAGTAATACCAGCAAAATATTGCAAAGGATTATTGACAGGAACAGCTACCTCAAAATCGGGACCAGCAGCTCTCTCAATAATAATATTAACTGTAGAAGAGACTGTAGAAGGAGCCTTCAAAGGTTCTAAAACAGTAATACTAAATAAACCGGTAGAGGCAGCATTCTTCTTATAAGGAGTCACACTGATAAAAGGAATAACAAACGTAAACTCATTAGTTTCACGAATATCAATGATTTGTCTATGAAGATAAGAAGAATTAGCTAGATTAGGAGTAGTGGCAGTCGTAACATCAGTACAAAAAGGACTGAAAGTAATAGACAACCTACCGCTATGAAACTCCGTTTTAACAAATTTCAATTTAAAAACCATAGACCCCCTCCAAAACTGGAAATGACTAGCTATAAACTGGTAAGGTATATAGTGGTTAAAGGTACCACCATTAACAACAGTTTGTGCTACACCTCCACAACCTACTCCTAAAGAAGTTATAGTTGTATCTGTCACTTGAGCAGTAGTCCAAGGTAAAGTAAAGGACCAAGCAGGTATAGTAGCCAAAAAAGAAAAATCCATTTCATCAACATCAGTGCCAGAGAAACCAACAGCCGTTCCAACAGAATTAGTTTGAGAAAGAGATAATGGAAAAGAATTATCAGGACCATCAGTATTGGCAGCATAAGGCAAATAATTTTGAGTTACTCTTTGAGAAACCTGCAAATTAGCAGGCTTAGACCAACCAAAAACTTTAGCAGCTGAAGCTCCAATATCAGCAAACCAAGAAACAGAATTAGCATACGCACTCAAAAGAGGCACTCTAGCTAAAATAGTGGAAGCGTCTCTAACCTTAATCAGAGATGAAGATATAGGACCCATTCCAACTGAATCTTGTTCTTTATCCGTTTCATTTTTACCTCGTTTAACAGAAGTAAAACCTCTACCAGACTGAGGAACAGCAGCAGCAACTAATTCAACATCTTCAAAATATCCATAAACTGTAAAACCAGCAGTACCAGTCCCTGAAACATCGGTTAAAGCTACATAGGGATAAACAAAAAGCCATCCTAAACTACCGTAGTCATTAGCAGAAGTCAAAGAACCAAAAGGAAAAAAGTTCAAAGCACTATTATAAGGAATCCTTATAGTAGCCTCAGTATCACAACACAAATCAATTTCCACATGAGGAACAGTAGTTCTCTGAACCATAGTAGCTAAATGATCATTAACCCACGTAGCAGTACTAGCATCAGAAGCATCAGCACCACCCAAAGGTAAGTGCGCCATAATGTATCTACCTTGTTGAAAACGAGTTGCATTAACAACTATACGAAAAACAGTAGTAGCTCTAAACCCTAAGTAACCAGAAACTTTATTCGAATAAATTGTATTGAACAATAAATTCGAAGGATTATTGGTACCAGGGAAAGTAGAAAAAGTATCGGTAGTAGAGAAATTCCCAGTAGCGACACTAACAGGCTTGGACAAAAAGGTCTTAATTTCCTGAGAAGTAAGATCAGATGAAGAATCAAAAACCAAACGATCAATTTGAGTTGAGAGCATTCTTTCCGAAGAAACAATGTTCTTATCAGCCACAAATTGAGTTGTGGCAGTGGTATCAATGTTACCAATGCCATCTGAATCCTGAATAGGAAACAGATTTGCAGAACCCGAAGGTTCTACGCCACCTTGAGAAGCACTGGTGGATGCGCTATTATTGTTATTTGAAGCAAGTGTATAATTTAAGTATCCAAGCACACTCAAGCTCGGTAACCGTACCAAAGTTCTCTGACATTGTGAGGAATGCTCACGTTGCGTCTGAATAGTAAACCTAAATAGGTAACAACTTAAAGTATTTAAAGCCTTAGTGATTTTTAGAATTTGGATTTTATTATCACATGGGTATCCAAAAAATACAGTAATCATTTCTTATTGAAATAAAAAGTCAGGGTTCCTTTCCCAAGCATACAATTAAAATAAACTGAAATACACATTGTAAAATGTATCAAAGTGTGAACACATAAGTCTAAAAATAAGCAGCAGTGCCGAGAACGTTTTCTCGCCTACGCTGAAACTCAACATCTAAAGGTTCCGAAGTTTCCAAAAAAGGATATTTATTCTTAAAAGAATAAATAATTTTCTTAGAGTATTCATCGTAAACTTCACGATTATGTAGTGACAACTCTCGAAGAGCTGTAACAACATTATCCGCGACTATAGTATTCTTATTTTTCCTTTTAGTCCAATCAACCATTTTCAAAATGGAATTAAGTCTAAGAGGAGCAATAAAAAGATTCTCTCTAACATCGTAAACAAAAGAACGTTTAAGGAACTCAATATCACTCAATGAACGGAGTGGTACAACAGTACCACTCTTGGTTTCATTAGTATAATTCATTCCCAACTCTTTCGAATACTTAGAGAAAATTACATCATTATATAAATCTCTGTACTCGTCATGTACAGAGGCAGCAATATCATCACCTTGAGCTATAGTGTATGTATGATCACGAAACAGTTCAAGAGCCTTATGAGGATCTAACTGTTTCATATCACACATTGAACGACACCAATTATACCTAGCTATCATGTGATTATAAATTGTGTTAACAATAATAGTGAAAGGATGGCCACTAGGTAGTCCACTTAACCACTCATATATCAAACCATCAATAATGTGTCTGGAATTATAAATTTCCATCCACAAAATAGATCTAATACGAGCATTATCTGGACCATCGTCATACCACCTATTAATCTCATCTAAAATGAAAAGATGGGCAATAGGTTTCTGACTTCCATCATATTTAGCATGATCTCCCGCCAAAATATTAGAAGCACTAATAGCTATCAAGCGATTAGCTATAGAATTCCACTCAGAAGAATAGGGATTAACCCCTATAGAAGATCCATTATAAATTTTATTTTTCATATACCACAGAGAAAAAGCACCGAAATACTTTCTAAAAGCAACAAGATAAATAAATTCACTACCGGAAAAAAGTCTAGTTGATCCTAAATGAACCTTCTCAATCTCACGAAGTTCATCTTTAAGATTATCAGTAAAAGCATGGAACATACGAATATTATTCTTGGCTTTAAACAAAACTTCATCAACTCGCTTACAAACTTCCTTGTAAAATTTTTGCCACTCAGGCGTATCAATAGAACACCTGAATAAATTTTTCTTAAGAACATCACCACCGGTAGGATCAATAGACCAACCACCACTAGTACTGGAACTTATAGAGCCAAAATCAACATCATTATCAAGACCATATATAGCCTCAAAAGTACTAAATATACGCTTATCAACAGGATATTTCTCAACCCAATCACAATGATCAAAATAGTCACGACAACAAATTTGAACCAAATCATGATCAAACAAAATATCTGGTTGACAGTATTTCTTTTGAGCATTAAGCAATGGGTCAATAAGAGTACCTTCTTGCAAAAAGGGTCTCAACATAGCAGGACTCAAGCCATTATCTCCCAAGCTACCATACATTCTAGACTTACGTATAGCGGTATTAGTATTACGCATGGGATATCTATTAACACGACCCAAAATTTCAAAACGCAAGGGTTTTTCTAGATCATCACATTGTGGAACAATAAAATCAGGTTCTTCACAAATAATTTGAGGAGCGAACAACTTAAGATCTTCAAGTAATTCTTCTTGTGTAACTACAGAAGAAAAACCATCGCCATAATGAGTATTACCAGCAACATGAACACCGAACAACTTCTCTTTTTGAGAAGGATTCAAAATGCCCATCAAGTTGCCACAATCACCAGATTTCGTTGGAATATCATAAACAAAAGACTCTTTAATGGTGTAACCAACACCAAAATGTTTTTCATCTATGGCAAAAATATCAGAAAATCTCTTTCCTCTACCAAAATAAAGGCCTCTATTTCTGGAGACATTTGCAAGAACAATCTCAAGATTAACATTATTAAATTCGAGCTGGTTACGACGTGCAAAGAATTGAACAATTCTCTTACGCTCAGGAAACTGACGAGGGAATTCAATTAACACCAAATCCTTATCAGCAAGACAACCAACATTATGGCCTTTAATAACATCAGCAACAGTAAAAAGCAGTCCAGGATTACTCTCATCAGAACCATGACTGAGACGCACAGGCCTCTTAGCTCTTTCAGGATCTTCCATAACTCCATTAAATAACTTTAAAATAAAATGGTATGGCATTAAACCAATTCTACCATCTATAAAAGTTATAGAACCTAAAGTACGCCAATCTCCTTCATCAGAGAGAGTTTCAAATCTGAAACAATTCTTTCTGGCTATAGATTCAATTAAATCTATACCAGTGGAATCTTCACCAAATTGAGGAACAACCCCCATTTGAGGATGAAGGATCATAGCGGCTTTCATCGCTGCTGCATTCTTGAAAAAACGACTATCCTTAGTCTTAGGGGTACGCAACTTCTGACTATATCCAAAAGATTGTGGAGCTGTCTTACCAGTCCACCAATTATAAACCCATTTCGCAAACATAGTAAATAAACCACAATGTACTATAAAACTCAACACTCCTATAATTGAAGGAGCATTCACAATAAGATACATTTTAACATGTTGCCAACTAGGAACCATGTCCAAAAACATTTCTACATAATTTTGAACACTTTCCCTAATTCTAACAACAAGTTTCTTAGGGGGCTTAGATACAAAATGATCTTGGGGATAATCTTTACGATTAAAAATATCTATCATCAATTGACGATAACCAACTTTATCTAAAAGAATATCAACA